TCAGGCAAATGGTTACTAGGGCTGAAGGTCAAATTGAAACCGCATTCTTTGCCTACCCTGCTGATTGGCTAGAGGCCAAAGAGTTTCAATTAAACACAAATCCTATAACAAGGCTTAAGTTTGTAACTGAAGCTCAAGGGGATGAATTAAAAGCTACTAGATATACTACTGTTGGAACGCCAGCTTATTACACAATTACTGGCTCTCAGTTAGAATTTATTCCTACTCCAGATACAACATATAGCGCAGAACTTACATATTATGCTAAGATTCCTGCGTTGAGTGATTCAAACACAAGCAACTGGCTTTTAGCTTATGCCCCAGACTTGTACCTATATGGTGCGCTAATAGAGGCTACACCATATTTGAAAGACGATGAACGTCTACCAGTATGGAGTCAGATGTATGTCAACTCCTTGGGCGACATTGAGGTAGCAGATGAAAGGGCTTCTGTTTCTTCAACTCCACTTGTTCGTGCCCGTACTTTGGGATAAAAAATGTCATCATTTACAGACTACACAGAAAATCTTGCACTAACCTACTTGTTTACAACAGGTTCTGCAACTCGCCCTACTGCTTGGTATGTGGGGTTATTTACTGCCGCACCTAGTGATACGGGTGGAGGTACAGAAGTATCTGGTAGTGGTTATGCCCGTGTAGTTACAGGAACCATCTCTGGTAGTGGTACTGCAACTACTTTTACTAATGCTGCCGCAATTGAGTTTGCCGCTGCCTCTGGTGGTAATTGGGGAACAATTGGTTGGGCAGGTATTTTTACTGCTTCAACTGGTGGCACTTTGCTTGCATGGGCTCCATTGACAACTTCAAAAGCAATTAATGATGGAGACATCTTCCGCATTCCTGCTTCTAGCTTGACTATTACATTGAGCTAATATGGCTGCTTACGGGCGTGGCGATTATGGTGGGGGTGCATACTCCTTTGGAGCGTACTTAGGTGCGCTTGCAATTGCTTCTGCCTCTACTGTAGTTGTTGCTGGCGATAAAATAAAAGATGCTCAGTTTGAAATAAGTTCAACTAGCACAGTAGCTGTAGGTGCAGTAAAGATTTCTAGCGGTTCATTTGCAGTCGTTGATACTTCTGTAATGACAGTCGCAGGTGGTATTAGTGCTGTTGGCAATGTTGACATCATTGATACAAGTATTTTAAGTATTCAGTACAACCGCATACAGCCTGGTCAAGTGATAATTATTGATACTTCTAGCGTTGTGATTAATGCTAGGAAGAAATGGGAAACAGAAGCCGATGTGTCCGAAACATGGACAACAGTTTCTGTATAAAGTTCAGACTATTAGGGGTAAAACATGGCAGATACAACAACCACAAACCTAGGCTTAACAAAGCCAGAAGTTGGCGCTTCAACAGACACATGGGGTACAAAGATCAATACTGATCTGGACTCTATTGATGCTTTGTTTGATGCGGGTCCAGTATTAAAAGTAGCAAAAGGCGGTACTGGTGCTGCAACCCTTACTGGAGTTCTTAAAGGTAATGGTACATCAGCATTTACTGCCGCCACTGCTGGTACAGATTACGTTGCTCCTAGCGGTGCTTTAGGCACTCCATCTAGCGGAACATTGTCTGCTTGCACAGTTGATGGAACCGATGCGGTTGGTTTTAGAAACATTCCTCAGAACAGTCAATCTGCTGCCTACACATTAGTTTTAGCTGATGCTGGTAAGCACATCTTCCATCCCTCTGGTGATGCCAATGCAAGGACATACACAATCCCTGCAAATAGTTCTGTCGCCTACCCGATTGGAACAGCAATAACTTTTGTGAACATGACAAGCCAAGTGGTGACGATTGCTATTAATACAGACACAATGTATTTAACAAAAGATGGAACTACTGGTTCACGCAGTCTTGCTCAGTATGGTTCAGCAACTGCATTAAAGATTACCTCTACAAACTGGCTCATTTCTGGGAGTGCTTTGACATGAGTGGTGCTTTACAAGCTGTCTATCAAAACCATAGAAGTGCAGGCTTTCCTAATGGTTGGCCAGCACTCATTGGCGATGCTTTTGGTGGTGGGTTCTTTGCTGGTCAAATTGATATTAGTGGTACTAAATATAACTTAGTTGTTGCTGATAAAAGTGTTGGTGAGGCTCTTAAATTATGGGGGCCTTTAGGAGTTGATACTGGATTCACTTCTGTTATTGATGGCCCTACAAATTCAGCAGGAATATCGGCACTTGGTTCAAATTATGAAGCGGCAAGATTTTGTGAGAATTTAAATACTGGTGGATTTACCGATTGGTATCTTCCCGCACTTAATGAACTAACAACTATATATTATTACTTAAAGCCTGGAACTACTGCAAATAATACAGGCACTGGTTCAACTGCAAATGCAGTAAGCCCTCAACCAATAAGTACCAACTTTACTAGTGGTGATCCTGCACAAACAACTGCGACTAGCTTTCAAACTGGTGCAAGTAGCCAAGAGTTTGTTCTTCCTCCAGCTAATTATTGGACAAGTACAGAATTTAGTGCTGATAGAGCAAGAATTAGAGACTTCAATACTGGCGACCTTGGGGCGCAATTAAAAACTACTGTAACTAATTACGCCCGTGCTGTTCGCAGAGTTTTAGCTTAAGGAATAACATGATTTACCTATCTATAACTCAAATTGACGCATCTACAGGAATCATCTGCACAGCAGAGCCGATGAGAACTGGCCCTGCTTATCCACAGATTAAGAACTGTAATATTGTTTGGTGCAACAAGTCAACTTGGCCTATTGCCACTACACCTGAAGGCGCACATACAGTAGCACCCTTGTTCTTTGGTACTTGCGATGATGATGCTGATTTAACTGTTGCTGGTGTTGTTGCTACTTATACCGAAGCTGAATACCAAGCACTTAAATTTGCAGAACATCAAGCCCGTAAACCCTATGCGTCTTGGGTTGGTGACTTTGAAACAATGACATGGGAAGCCCCTACACCTTACCCACAAGATGACAAATACTATTCTTGGAACGAAGAGCAATTAGCTTGGGTTGAAATGACATGACTGAAGTAAGCCATGAGCAAATCTATGAGCGTCTATTAGCTGTTGAAGCAAAGGTAGATGAGATAGATAAGAACACTAAAGACCTTGTGGAAGCTATAGACGCTGCCAAGGGCGCTGTAAAGGTTCTTAACTGGATTGCATCTATTGCTCAACCAGTTTTGTGGATTGGTGGTTTAGTCATTGCTGCTGGTGCAGTTTGGCAGACATGGCTTAAAAAGTAATGGCTAATGTAAAACAACAACTAGATATTCCTGCTATACCTCCATTGGGTACTTCAGGAACTGTCTATTCTCAAAACGTCCAAAATCAAAACAATGGACTACTGAGGTTGTTTTTTACTAAGTTGGTTAACTCACTACAATCTATTTTTGGACCAAGTGGGGGAAGATACTTAAACAACCCTTATGGTGTTTTTTTAGACACTACAGACCAAGTAGCAGCCAATACTACAACTGCTTACCCAATTACTTTAAATACAACTAACTTGTCCAATGGAGTGTCTGTTGTCAGCAACTCTAGAATTACTGTAGCTTATGATGGCATCTGGAATTTACAGTTTTCAATTGAATTTAAGAACACCACCAACGATGGTCAAGACTTTGATATTTGGTTTCGCAAGAATGGTGTGAATATAGATAATTCAAATAGGCGTTTTCACCTGCCAGCAAGAAAGATTCTTGCCGATCCAAGTCACTTAATTGCATCTTTAAATTTTATGGAAAGCTTGGTAACTGGCGATTACATTGAAATAGTGTGGAGGACAACCGACACGGGAGTTAGTATTGAGCATTTTGCTGCTAGTTCAAGCCCAACAAGACCAGTAGTCCCTTCAGTCATTGTCACAATGAGTTTTGTGTCTAACCCACCTACGCTATAGAATGCAGATATGGCTTACATTCCACTTCAAATACCGCCTGGTGTCTATAAAAACGGGACTGAATATCAGTCTAAAGGCCGTTGGAATGGCTCAAATTTGGTACGTTGGTACGAAGGCACTATTCGCCCTGTAGGTGGATGGAGAAAACGTGCCGCCTCTCAATTAACAGGTATGGCTCGTGGTTTGATTAATTGGCGAGACAACTCCAATAACAGACGTA